AAGTATCTAATCCTCTAGCTCGTGTTGGTTTTACTATTTTTTGAAAGCTACCCATTAAAATCCTTTAAAAATTAGTTGCGGTTCCAGTATTTGAACCATGTGAATCATTAGCAGTTGTTCCAGTACCTTCATCTAAATTCCACCATGATACTAAATTTGTTTTTTCGCTAGATGTTAATCCAGCATAATTCTTGTTCATTATAGATTTAATTTGTGCTTGTGTTAAAGCTACTGAAAAAACATTAGCGTTACAAATATACCCTCCAGCATAATATCCATTTGCAACACTTCTTCCAATGGTTACAATACCACCTTTGTTTTCCATTGCAGTATACGAGCCACTAGTAAAATTAGCATCATCTACTCTTGCTCCATTTAAATATAAACATATGCCTGCATCAGCATCAGATTCGTCACCATTATAAGTTGCTGCTACATGAAACCAAGTATTTTCTCGGCTTGTTAAATCAGTGTTGTAATACCTTCCTTGATAAGCAGTTGCACTGTTATCGTAAACATAAAAATGGAGTTTCTCTAAAATAGTAGTAAATAGCCATTCTCTATGACTTGCACTATTTTTAGCTATTATAGCAAAATTTGTTACATCTGTTGGGTTAATCCATGCAGAGACAGTCATAGCACTATCGTTTGTTCCGTCTCCAAAACTAAAGCTATCATTATCTGCTATAGATACATAATCATTACTGTTATCAAAAAATGCAGCACCATCACTTACAGGTATTACACTGCCTGCATTATAGTTATGCTTTAGTACGAGGTTATCTGTTACTATACCAGGTGTTATAGGTTTAGAAATTGCTCTTGATAAGTTACTACCTAATCCTAAAGGCATATTAACCTATATAAGCTATTACTGCACCAGATGTTAAATCTATACTAGTCCAACGACCATAAATAGTCATACCTGCTGGTATAGTTTCTGAAGCCATTGTATTACCATTATATGAACCTACACCATAACCATTTGTAGTATCTGCAGGTGTTAGCGCATTAAATACAGTGTCTTCTATACATTGTATTGCTACAAAGTTTCCTGAGTGAACCGCCTGGTCTGATATAAATTTAGCTCCAGCCTGACCTAAAGCAGCATTTTGTGCTTCTACGACTGTAAGTTTATGTAAACTTGAGTTTGCCATTTTATTCTCCTTTTGAGTGTACTTTAAGCTCTGGCATGAGCATGAACGTACTTGTTATAAAAAATTCTTAGTAGATTCGGGGTAAACCTTTTATATGATTTACCCCATAGTTCTACAAAACTATTAAACCTTATTGTTTTGGTTTAGCTAAACGGAGTTGCAACAGTTCCTTCAGAATATAAAACTGCTTCTACTTGCCACATTTTATCACTTAATCCAACAAGCTCAACAGAGCCACACATTCCAGTTGTTCCACCATTCAATGTAATAACATCATCATTAGTTTCATCAGGTGCAAAAACTTTACATTGCGCAGCTGTTCCATCAGCATCTAACATTAGAGCATAACCACTTAATAAAGTTGTTGTTGCATCTGCTGTTATAGTATGATTGCCACTTGTATTTGCTCCAAAAACTACTTTGATTCTATCTCCAACATTTGGTGCAGGTAAAGTAACAGCACAGCCATCTAAGTCAGTAACGAGATAACAAAATCCGTCAGCTGCATCAAATGCTGCAGTTTTAGCTGAAAACTTCCATTTATCTATTTGTTGTCCATAGCTATTGCTACTTGAGTTTAATACATCACTTCTCATAATTAAGCTCCTTCTATGTTAAACAACGCATGTGTTTCAGGAAGAGTTATTTCAAGACCTGCTTCTGTAAGAATCATATCTTTTCTTAAATCTTCATCTGCTTGTTGCACATTTGTTGTAATTGATGTATCACGATTAATACCATTACCAACTAACGGTCTGTAAGACACGTGGTTTAAATCAACTAAAGCCATAAATGTTGAAGCTAAACCTCTAAATAAAGGTTCTTTCACAAGTGATAAATCACCATGAATTGTTTCAATTTTCATTATTTTATGACCAAAAGTTCCATTAGAACGCTCAAACATATATCTTCCAGGATTATCTTCTGTACCACCAAAAGAATCATCTATAAAAGAACTACCACCTATTTTATTAAATAAAGATATGACAGGTAATGAACATAATGCTAATTTAGATGAACTTCCGCCTCTTGCAGGGTCAAAAACAACTTCTAAATCAGAAAGGAAGTTATCGTATGTCATAGAGCCTGAAGCTATAGATTTATGATAAGCTGCGCCTTCTGTATAAGAAAGTTGAGTTCCGTCTGTTGCAGGAGCTGCACCTTCAGCAATAATATGCCCTACAATACCTTCACTATATTGAACACCACCAACAGAAGCTCTTTGTCCGAACAACATTGCTCTTTCAATGTCAATTTTATGTTCTCTTAATTTAAGATTCCATATTCTTTGCCATTCATCAGCATATCCTCTATATACAGTAGCTCTAGCTGTATTGGACATCTCACAAGCTGTTTTAAAGATTTGGGTATAACCATAATCGTTGTCTAACTTTTGAGACCATACATCTGGCGCACCTGAACCTTCAGCAAATGCTGTTCCAATTACTTGGCATTTTACTGCTGTACCAGAGCCATCAATAGTAACTGCAGATGTTGAGTTTTCACGTAACCACCTAACTTCTATCTCTGTTGCTGAATTTACAGCTGTAACAACACATGTTGCTGCATTTGTTCCTTCACCCATTCCAGATATAGTAGATGAAACCATAAGTACCATGCCTTTAATTATCCATGGTGATGAAGATATGGTCATTGTGTCTGTAGTGTCTTCTGCTATAGCACCAAGATTACTTGATGTAGTAAAGCTTCTATCAGTCATTGCAATTTTAGTTCTATCTTCTAAAAATCTAAATTGCGAGTCTGCTGTAGGTACTTTACCTACATTTGACAAATATACAAAAAATGGTGACTCTTCTGGGGCTAACTCAGCAATTCTATCACTAAAGTCATACAGTCTTCTTGTGCTTAAATTTGCACTATCTACTGTATTGCCACCAGGAGTTCCAAATTTTACTTGTCCACTATTATAAGTAGCCATTTATTTTCTCCTTGTTTATATTATAATTTACAATACATTCGTACGACTACCAGCTTTTACAATACCATCCCACATAGAGTCTTCGTCACTTTGAGGAGTTTGAGGTGCTTGACCTTGTAACACTCCACCTTGTGCAGGTGTACCCTGCGTTTGACGAACACCATCAAGTGGTCTTTCTATTTGCTGATTATCTCCAGACTCAATAACAGCTCTCCACATTTTAATAGCACCATCAACACCATACTCAGCAGGATTTTGAGCAGCAAATTGCATAAAAGAGTCTACTTCTTCTGGGCCTAAGCCTCTTTGTTGTAGTTCGGTCTTTAATTGCATTTCGCCTTGATTTCTCTGTAATCCTTGCATCTGCTGGTTGACAGCTCCATTAATAGAGTCCTGTAATTCTTGTTGTCTGAACTTGTACGATTTAGACTGAGGGTCATTATAGGCTTCCCATGGGTCAAATTCATCTTTATCTAATTCAATACGTTGAGGTTGTGTTGGTTGACCTTGTCCTTGTACCATACCAGTTATGGTTTGGGTTATATCTGGACGTGATTCCAATAGTTGCCCTATTTTTTCATATTGCTTTAGTTTAGAGTTTTCCGCTGCGAGTTTATCCTTTTCACTTTGGAAGTATTTTGCTTGGTCTTCCCAGTTCCCAGAACTCTCTTGCGTATTTGCGTTATCGTCTTGCCCTACATTATCAACGGTTTCACCTTCTTGATGTCCGTCTTCATATGCGTTATTCATTAGTTGTATTTCCTTCCTGCGATTTCTGTTGCCCTTTTTGAGTTTGACCACGAGTATTATCTCGTAATCTCTCTGACTCTAGTTTAACCGCATCTTTTAGTCTACCAGTTGCCAACTTATTAGCGGCACGAGACTCATATTTTTGCTCTGCCAATTGGCTTTTGAATTTTTCTACTTCTGTACGTTTTCTAGCTGCAACACTTTCTCTGTCTGCAGTTTGTAAGTCGCCACCTAATTTTTTAAGCTGCTCTTGTGCTTGCTGTAACATACCTTGTAATTTACTAACTTCGTCAGTTCTTTGCAATACCCCTTGTTTATCAAATATTTCTGTTTTCTTCAATGCTTCTACCCTATCTATTAAGCCAGCTTGGTAAGCTTCCATATATAATTGGAACTCTCCATACTTATTAGATGGTAGTGTAGAACCTCCAAGTATTCGTATATCAAACTGACCTACAGTTATATCATTTTCTATTGACTGTAATTCGTTAGTTTTGTCGTCATATAAACGAGAATTTACTGTAAACTCATTTATATCATTATTAGGTTGTACTATTCTAAATGTCTTTTTAAATCTATAATGTTGTCTGGCCATATTATATACAACTTGACCTAATCTTTTCATTGAACCTTCAATATCTCTTAATTTAGACTTTGAACGTCTTTGCCCAACATTTTCCATCATCATTGTGGCTGAGTAAGTTCTTGGCGCTGCATCACTACTACCTTGCATCATTTCAAAAATACCCATATTTAAATCAATATAACCTTCAATCATTTTAGGTAATGTTAAAATACTACCCGATAATGGTTGTGGTGTAGGAAAATGAGGTTGCCCAAAAGATGGGTCATATTCTATAGTAGCGTTAGGATTAGCCCAATCTCTTTCTAGCTCTTCAATATCACTAACACTACCTTGTGGAACTAAAAGCTTTAAACCTGCTGAAGCTTGTGCGTGTGATGTAATAAGAGAAACTGTCTTATTAAGAAACCTTTGAAACGCTTTATTCTTTCTAACATCACTCATTGGGTATGGAGTGTTAGTCCAAATGTTTGGTGCTGGTATAACAGGATATATATCTGTATCACATATCATCTCATATAAAACTATTTGACCAACAGTGCATGTTAATTTAATTCTTGGTTGTGTAACTTCTACATAATCTATTAAGCCAGCTTCAATTGCTGCTGCAAAGTCTCTATCCTCTGCCATAACAGAAAATTGTTCTTGAGTCATAATTCTTTCATCACCACTTCTGGCATCTACAACTCTATAATACGGAACTCTTACCTTTTTGTAATGTTCAAGAAGTCTATACTTTTCAATATGATAGTCTTTATCTTTTGTATTGTCTGGTGTAAAGCTTTCCATAGTTGTTTTATTGGTTGCATCAGGATAATCCTCCTCTTTATTAAATGTTGATATTTCATCTATTAATAATTTTTCTGAGTCTTCGCTAATTGGTTGACTCATTTGTGGGTATAAATCTATTAACTGCTGTCTAGTTAATATAGTTGACACAATAATGCCCGAAGCATCATCAAAATACTTATGTCTTGAATTAGGGTCAACATAAACTCTAAAAGGGTCTACATATGTAAATTTAACTTCACCCCTACCAAAATCAGCATCTCTATCTAAGTATGCATAAAAATAACCTAGGCCTGTAACAGCGTAATCATGAACTACTTGTTTAAATACTTCATCACCATCTGATTTATCCCAAACATATTCTAATATAGTTTTCCAAACACTTGCTAACCTACTGTCAGAGTCTTCTCTACCAATAGCACTAAACTTAGGCTGCTTAGATGTAACAATAGCTTTGAATTGTTCAATTGCAGCATATAGCCTGTCCATAGGCATAGATGATTGGTTTCGTGAATCAAGTTCATCAAGCTCTTCCGCTGAAAAGTGGTTACCTAGATAAAAATCAATATCTTCTCTAGCGGCTACATCCCAGTCTTTTCTAGCATCTCTCCACCTGTCAAACAGTTCATTTATCTCTTTTACCCTTAAATCTTCTTGTATCATAGTGTATAATATAGCATTACTTCCTAGCTCCAGTCAACCAATTATATGCTTTTTTTGGTTTTGACCATACACCAGATTTATTTTTAGTCTTTTTCTTTAACTTGGGTTGGCCCTTAGCATATTGAGTAGCAAGCCAAAATGCATCTATAGTATCATCATGACTTCCTTTTGGAAAATCAAGCAATTCGCCTATAAATTCATGCATTTCTTTTTTTATGTGTACAGCGCCTGCTTTAAACATTGGTTGTAAACCTTCGAATAATCTATCCTTTTTCTTTTGGTTATAATTTTTAATACCTTGTTCGATACCTGGAAGAAACAATCCTTCCCTTTTACTTCTTTTCATTACATAATCTCTAAGCATTTCTTGGTATGCAATAGTTTCTATGTTTATTCTTCGTATCGGTTTGTATCGTTTTGTAATTTCAAATATCTTGTCAGCACAGTCCATTGGTAGAACTCGTTCCCTCCAATACTCAATAACATAGTAATCAAAGCTATCAGTAACGCCAATAACCATAATAACACTATAGTCGTTCCTAGAACCAACTGTTGAGGCAGGGTCAACACCAATGTATATATTAACGTACTCTTTTCTACCATCATCGAGTTTAATGTACCACGAATCGTATTCTTCGTCAAATCTAGCATATCCTTTATACTGCGCATTATTTATATCTTCCTCACTGAATATTTGGTCTTCAGGTGATTTAGCTTGATTCATATACTCTTGATAGAATTTAGCTGGTGTTCCTGAATCTATATAAAATTGCTTTCTTTCTTCTAATTTTTTAATAGGCCATCTTGAAGGCCAAATAGGTTTACCATCTTCAAGAGCTTTTCTAGTAAACACCTCCCAAGCAAATTCTTCACCTGTTTTTTGACATTCATGATGTTTTGTAACTAATCCATTTAAAAAGCTATCATAATGGACAATAGTTCCATTACACCATAAAAACCCTTTTTTATCAAAATCAATAGCTGGATATACAGCAGCTGTCACCCATTCTTTAATTTGCCTTCTAGAATCGGGTGTTTTCGTATTTAGCTCTGATTCAAAGTCATCAAGCACTATTCCAGTGTATCTTGTAGAATTTTGTTTTTTACCACGCAATCTTTGTGAAGCACCTTTACCAATCATTCTGCAACCGTTTTTGAGTGTAAACTCATTTTTAGTCCACTTGTCACCTTCTAAGTCACCAAAATAGTAATGTATAGCTGGATTGCTATATATATGATTTTGAATCCATGAAATGTTATCTACAGCCTGGTCTTGAGCTTCACCTACCCATGCTATAAACTGAGGCTCTTCTTTTGTTGCAAATAAAAATTTATGCATAATAGCAGCGGCTGCTAAAGTAGATTTTGCATGGTCTCTAGGTAAAACAAGCGCTAATTGTTGTTTTTTAGGATTTAAAAATAATTCTCCTACTTCTCTATGAAAACCAGGAGTTGCTGATGCTAAAAAGTCTTGTGGGCTAAATAACTTACCAAATGTAATTAAATTACTGTATGCTAAATGAAGGGCTTCTTCATTTTTACTTACATTCCCATTAAGATTTAGGTTAGCCATTATTTAGGTTGGTATTTTTGCCTTTCAGGAGGGTCCATTGTCCATTTTAGTCCATAATCTACAATTTGCTGAAGTTCTTCATCTGAAACTTTTAGGTTAGGGTCAGCAATTAAGTTTGACAATACGTCCCCATAGCTTTGTTGTTGTTTTTCTCCAAAGTCTGGTAAAACAGCGCTCATATTGTTAATTAAGTCAGCCATAACACTTTCTGCTGTATAACCTCTTCTTAAGCCTCTTAACTCATTAAAAAGCCCAGCCAATATTGTTGGAACTGTTCCTTCTTCTTTTTGAGACAATGTCTGTCCCCAGAAATGAGTTAATGCGTCTTTATCTGTATCAGTTAGACTTGTATTAGGAAATCTAGCGTCAAAGTCGCTTAAAAAAAACTTTTCAACATCTGTAGCTAATTTTTCAATATTATCTATTTTACCTTCATCAAAAGCGTATGATGCTAATTCTTTTAATTGTTCTGTAGATGCCACTAAAAATCCTTTATAAGTTCAAAATGAGGGAAATCATCAAAATTATTATCATCCACCTCAAAATTTTTGTTCCAATCGCCTCCCCAGCGAATATTTATTTCCATAGACTGAGCAATGCCCAGGACAAAGCCAGCAAAAAGGTGGAAACGCTCTCTATCATTCCAATCAATAGGATAGGGAACAACATCAGCAGCCCTACTAGGACTAGCATTATGACGACCATTTGGGTATTGTACTTTAGTTTTCCCTTCTTCATATAATTTGTTTTGCCTTTCTTTACTTCGATGTCCTTCAATAACAGAACAATCAACGTGTTTAATAACTTCGTTGAATAAATCTTGTAAATCTTCATCACATGTTGCAAGGTTTTTTCTTGACCTACTTCCAAATTTTGGCATTATTACTCCTTATTGCACTTACACTTAATATTTTTAGGTAGATGTGCCATTTTTTCTAATAAATTAAGGCGCTTCTCTACTTCGTTCATTTTTACATCTAATTCATTATCATCAAAAACATAAGACATAACCTTATCTAAACTAAAATGTTTAGTTAGTTTAGTTGCTATAGCGTTTATTACAAACTTAGATATTATCATTTTAAATTATGTGTATATCTAATTCCAAAATCTACAGGAGTTGGCCTGTAATCAATAAAACTAGCATCAAACTCTTCTAAAGCATCAAACATTTGTTTTGGTACAGGGCTAATGTCTGGACTTGAAAAAATAGGATTAATATACCCAGATTTCCCAATAGGTATTCCTATATAGTTATTTATAAGGCCTGCAAGAATATTTTCAGTATAATTCGTATTTTTTTTATCAAATAAAAAATCTTCATTATATCTATGTTTAATTATTTTTTTTACAGAACCCATTTCACTATCATATATATCTTTGTCCTGTTTGCTTCTAGAAGCACTTCCTAGCATAGACAATAATAATGATGGCAAAAGTCCTATCTCTCTATACTCTTGATTAGGTAATAAGTGGGCTAAAGATTCGCCAGAGCTTTGTTTTTTAGAAACTATAGTATTATTAGGGTTTTCTATAATCATTATTCTAAATCCATTAATATTTCTTCAAGCCTATCAAATCTGTTGTCTAGCTGTGTTTCTATCTTAGCAACACTAACTTTTAAGTTAACTATACTTTTTTCACTAGATTCTACTCTTTTTACAACTTTAGCTTGTTCACTTGTAATATTTTCAACTTTATTTGAATTAATACCATAAGAAACTGCCGCTCCAATAACTACTGAAGCTATTGTAAGTATAGAGCCTAATGAAATCTTTTTGTCTATCATGCAAGACCGCCTTCTGTTTCGCTGCCATAAATATACAAAATATTATCATCTAAATCAAACTCTGATTTACATGCTGGACATTTCCATGAATCTATGTCCCCATTTAGCTCAATAACTCCTATTCTTTTACTACAATCTTCATCATAGTACAAATTCTTTTCGCATATAGGGCAAGGGTCTACCTTATCTTTTAAATCACTCTTTTTCTTTATGTGCAAGTACTTCTGTTTTTCCACCTTTGATTGCCTCCAGTTGCTCAGGACTAAAACCAGCCCATACAGTTAATTCTTCACGTTTTTTCTCTGTTTCAAATAAACCAGACATTTTAGCTAAAGCATCTAGACTTCTAAGCTTATCTTGGTCCCTTTCTGAAACATCTGCTATATCTTTGTATTTTTGTATAAGATACTCTGGCGTAACACCTTCTTCTTTTAAAACCAGAGCTATTTCTTCTTTAACCATTTGCATTACCTTCTTTTGTTGTAATAATTTGTTTGCTGCGTTTTTAATATACTGCTTATCGTTAGCTTTTGGGTAAACACGACTGTAAGCTTCTTCCATATCTATCCCTGCCGCTACATATTTAGCAAATAATAGCTTTTTAGAGGATAATTTGGTTGAACGTATCTTTTTAATCGTATCATAATTGCCTGAAAACGTATAAATGTTCTCTGCAACGCCTTTTTCGCCTAATATCTTAGCATTTTTCTGTTTACAGACAAAACTACCACATATTGTGCGCACACACTTACGCTTTTCTTTGGAATTAGGGACTGTAATGTAATATACCTTAAGTATTTGTACTACATGATGGTCGTCTGTATAAACCCAGTCACCTTCATTTGATTCTCTCCAATCACTTTTAGGCGTTAAAGCGCCCTGAAAGGCACAAAACTCTTCATGGCTATCATAAAGCCTATGTTCTACACCTTTTATTTTTTTTAATTCCATTAAAATAATATACATTCAATTAATAATTATTGCATACAATATTTATTTGTATTAATATTAGTGCGCTATATGGGTTGGCTAGACGCTTCTAGCATATAGTAATAGTAATTGACTACTAGAAGGGGATTAGTTACACAGTCAAAAGCAAGTCGAAAGTAATTGAGCTAGTAACAGAAAAGATTACTCTGCCATAATAAACAGGCTCCGAAACAGCTATATGGGAATTGAGACTAATCTCTTTATTTATAATAGGGGGATTAGATAGTCTCTACCCAAAACTCACCAAAACAGCTATATTAAACTATAGTAATAGAAAAAAATAGAAAACTTTTAAAAATAATATTAGAATGTGTGTGAGTGTTCTTTTACCTACCCCCCACCCATAGTTGTGCCTGTACCCTCCTCGGCATTTGGTTGAAAATTCCATAAAAAGTGTTTTATTATAATCTTTTAGCGATATTTATTCAGTCTTTAGTAAAAGAGAAGCCCCAACCTTTAACAGTCGGGGCTTTTTTTGTGGGGTTATTGCGGGCTTAGTATAGTGCGAACTATGGAAGCTTATTTAATATCTTACCGCTTACTTTATCTATTATAATATTATCTGTGAACTCTGTAATAGTTTCGGGTGTTTGCACATACCATACCCACCCCTTTTGATATACTAAATAGTTTAATCTGTAAACGTCAGAGGCTTGATTCATTCTACGTTTAGTAGTAGGTGTTAACCACCCGCCACTATTTAATATTACATATCTATCATTTATTACTTGTACAACTGCGGTATTATGAAACGTAACTATTAATCTTGACTGTTCTCTTTTAATTGGTACGTTTGCTACTGTTGTTCTATGTGTTCCTAACATTTATATACTCCTTTTTGTTATGCTCTTTGTTTATAAGTTATCTGTATTTTCTTTTATTAATTGCGTTATATGTTGAGATACTCCAATAGAGCCTTTTAAATACTCTATTTCTAAATCTATGTGATACGCATCAACATCTACAACTTCATTTCCGTATTGGTCTTCAGTTACATCAACATCTACTTCTTCACGCTTTTCAAGCTCTTTATTTAATAAATGTTTATAAACCTTTATATCATTTTCAATACTTAATATTAAATTATCAACTAATTTATTATTTATCATTTTTTTTCTCCATTGTTATTTATTGTTTTTTGTTCGCACTAATAATATAATACTTTTTTATATATTTACATAAATATATTTATGTTGTTTATTATGTGTAATCAGTATATATTTATATGTCTTTCGGGACACAATTATTTGATAAAATAAAAAAACAGAAAGCGAGAAAAGATGGA